AAAGTTTTTTGGAAGATTAGTTAAAAACGGAGCTATAAATCTGTCAACAATTTCTGTAAACTTTTTAAAGGCCGGCGCTAACATTGCCAGCAATAAAGATATTATTTGTATTATAGGTGGAGCTAGCTGCGAAATTAATTGACCTATAGACGAAATAAATGGAGCAACTTGTTTAATAGCTTCAGTTAAATGAGGACCAACTTCTGTAATCATATCAATGAGAACCGGCAACAACGCCTCGACAATTGGTAGCAGTTCTGCGCCCAATGTTGCTTGAAGCTGTTTAATTCTTGCTTGTGCTTGTTTTGATTTAGTTGCAAAAGTATCTTGCTCAGCGTTTAAATAACCTTGTGTAACAGTTGATTTTTTTGTAATTAATTCTAATGTAGCCTGCGCTTTTTCTTGTTTAGTTAACTCGCCTGCTACAGTTTTTCCTGTATTTGCAAAAGCTTGGGCCTGCACTTCAGCCTCTGAAATAGCAATACCATAAGTTTTAAGAGATTCTCTTTCACCAAGCAAAGCTTTAGTCATAGCTTCCATAACCGGCTGCGTACCACCTGCAACGTTATTAAAGGCTGCTACATCTCCAGCTAATACTGTAAGACTCTTTGAGAAATCAACACTTTCGCTTGCAGTCATATCAATACCCTGCAAAACCATACCTGTTGTTTTCAATAAGTCCTGAAGTTCAAAATCTGCTAACCCAGCTTTCCTAGAAAAATCTTCAATAAAATCACCAAATTGAGGTATTGCTTCACCAAACGTAGCCTGAAATGCTGCCTCCGCTTCACCGGCATCTGAGGCCATCTGGACCATATCTTTGCCAACGGTTACAGCAGCAACCGAAGCTAAACCAAGGCCAGCAACTGTAGCTTTTCCAACTCCTTTAGCTACACTGCTAAATTTACCCAAAACCTTTTGAGACCTAGTTATACTATCAGTAAATTGTTTAGTTTTACCTATTATGGATATTGATACTTTTTTTTCTGATACCATTATTTAATTGCCTTTACCAAAGCATCATACAATTTGTCATTATATTCTGCTGCTATTTTATCTTGATTTTTAGATATAGTTTTTCCAACTACATAGCCTTTTTTGCCCATTTGACTAAAAGTACTATCTCCGCTATCAAATCTATTTCCTATCCAATTTTTATATCTAAATTTTGCATCTGGTCTGGAATACTTTAACCTTCCAACCTGGTTTCCTCTTATAGCCCTGGTTTTGTTATTTTTAGTAGGAACGTAAACAAATCTACGTCCAAATTCTAAAGACAGAGCACTAGGATGTCTTTCAGAAGTTTTTATGTTTATTTTGGCTTCGGATCGTGTACCGCTTGCTGTAATACCTTTAACAGATTGGTCGCCTTTTGGAATATTTTGTCTTTTTCCCCTATTTCTAGCATCTTGCATTTGTTCTTTAGCTATTTCTCTATGAAACTTTGCTAAAGCTTTTAATACATCTTTTTTGCCATATTTATTAAGGTCTTTTTTTAACTCATTTACTTGAGAGTTATCTATTGCGAAATCTAGTATTTTAACCATATTAATTTTCGTATTTTTTGTTTATAACTCTTAAAAGCGCATCAAACATTTCCATATCCACATCTAATATATCCTGGGGGCTTATCCCTGTTTCCATTGCTATTACAGCAACAAGGTCAACAAACCCGTCTACCCTTTTAAATTATCAGATGCTCCGCTTATATCTAATTCTTCTACCTGAACCATCCAGGTATCGTAATCTTCTGTAACACCGTTTCTTTTTGATGCTAGCCAAGCTAAATAAAGTAACCATTCGTATCTTTGTTCGTCATTTAACTTGGATATAGGTACGTCAAATTTACGCTCAAATTGAACAATATCACCTGGTTTTATTTTGACTTCGAACTTTGTACCGTCGTTCATCACGACGATCATGCTGCCCATTACGAAGTCGCTCTTGTAATAGCGCCAGAAGTAGGATATGCAACACTCATAGTTGCAAGTTCTCCAACTGCATTTGCTACTGGAATATGTTGATTTACTAAAATGCTGCCAGAATAACTAGGATTAGTTGAAGAAACTGATCCGCTTGTTGGCTTAACCACAAAAGCTGTAGTTGAGCCTAATAATGGCCATAAAGTAGCATCTACTTCAGAAGCAGCAAAGTCTTGCTGGAACTCTATTGAAAGAGACCCGTCCTTTAAACCACCTGTTCTGCTTTGGAAGGTATCTCCCATAGCGGTAGTAACTACTTCATCTGCTGATATATCTAACGTTATAGAAGCAACATGGTCCGATAGGTCCACGCTGTTAATGACTACGCTAGCATCTGTTAAAACAAATTTTGCCAATGTAAACTCCTTTCAAATATTTATTTTAAATATTAAAAAGAAGCTTTAAGTGAATACGATATTTAAAGCAAAACGGCCTCGTGACTGGAGAGGCCGCTCTACTTGTATACTCGGGGGAGTATATTAACTTGTAATTTTAATATTAATTTTTTTAAATTGTAAGTGATTCTTTAATAACTAAATTACTATCAATATCCCATTTACAAATTAAATCAACGTCTGATCTATGTAATTCAAATAACCCAGCAGAAATTCCTTCTTCTAAGTTATCTTTTAAAATATCGCGCATTTTTTTCTTAGCTTTAGCTCTTGATATTTCTTCAAATTCAATAACTTTAGTTCTTACTAGGTCTTTGGAAAAAGTTCCTGTAAATTTCATTTTTGTCCTCCTTATATAATAATTATAACATATAATTATATTTTGTAAGCTATTTTATTTATTATTTATTATTTACTCAATGCCTATTGTTGCATGAGTTGAGAAACTTGGATTAGTACCAGATATAGTATAGTTTAGTCTCCAATAGGTATCAGTTACGGCACCTGCTAAACTTTGAAAATCTGCTCCTATTGCTGTAATAGCTGTAAAAGTTATCCGATCAGTAGGGCTTGTAAAGCTTGAATTATCATCAGATTGTAACTTAAATGTGACTGTTGGGCTAGATGTACCACTCACTCCGTAACAATGAATAGCAACATAAACTCTTTCAGCTGCTCCAACAGCACCTAATTGTACTCCTGTTGAATTGCCTGTAGCAGTTAACGCACTATCTATTTCCACTTTACCTTGAACAACAATATCAGAAGATTGAGACTTGGTTATACTAAATGGCGCGACTTCGCCTACTGTACCAAACATTTGGTAATTAAATAATTTAGATTTCATAAAATAAGCAGTATTGCCTACGCCAGCATCTGGCACCGTAGAAACTATTAACTCACTCCCTACAGAAGCTCCCAACAGAGCATCTGGCTTATTAGCACCAGCTTCATAAAAACCATCCATTTGCAAAGTACTATCTTTTAGACCACCCAATTTTGATTTGAAGCCGCTACTATTTATTGTTGTAGCATCCAATTCTTCCGCAGATATATCCAGGTTTACACTTGTAATGTGGCTACTTAAATCGTAGCCTCCACTGAATACCTTGCCGTCATTAAATACAAATTTAGCCATTGTCTTCTACTTCTTCCCATGCTTCGTTAATATCTGGTGTACTTTTGTCATCTTTAATAAACGTGCCATCTTTTTTTCTAGCACGTCTTTTTTTAATTGTAGTAGGCTCAATATGACCGCCTTTTATTAATGTCATTGCTACAGCTTCATCTTTAATAGTTATGGTTGCCCCTTTTTCTTTACCCATAACTTTTTTATTTCCTATAATTTTATATTTAGCCATTAACTACTCCCATTCGTATAAACTTGTATTTCTAAATTAGCGCCAACTCCGTCAATTCCATTCAAACTAACATCAGCCGCATAATTATTCATATTAACAACTCTTGCATCTGTTTCTGCTAAACCAAGCGTTTTGTTATTATAAATTATTTGTCTAATACTAGCAGACCCCGAGCCTGTTACAAAAGTATCTAATTTATCTTGAGCAGTTCTACTGTCTGCCCTTTGAACAGCAACAAGCATATCAAAAGTATACAAGTCTGTTCCTCTTTGCATAGCTAAATCAAACTCAATTGAACTTGGTATAAATATAGCTACTGGAAAATTAATTGCATTATCAGGTACTGTATCATAACATCTTAAACCACTAATATTGCCAACGGTTGTTTTTAATCCATCTCTTATCTGGGCTAAAGTAGCCATTTATACAACTCCGTATATTGTACCCTTACGAAATGGTGCTATCATTTTAGTAATTTCTCTATTCTGTTGAATATTAACTACTCCAAAATCTCCAACGCCAGCAACACCCAAAGGTGCATTTCGCATAGCAAATAATTCAGAAGCTAGCATAAGTGTAGCTTGTTTTATTTGATCCGGGACAGATGGATAGCCCCAATTAGCTGTTATTTCAGCTCTGGGTCTATTACTTGAATAATCTAAAGGCCATTCGTTTGACCCATCACTTACTAATTCAATTATATAATACGGGCTATTTTTTATTCCGCCTACTATTCCGTTAATAGGTAACACCTGATAATTAGCAGAGCTGACAGTAACTTCATAAGTTCCATCATCGTCATCATCATATTTAACAACTAAACCTGTAGTTGTTGAAATATCATCTACTCTTAATTTATATATATTTTCTGTAAAAAATTTGCGTGCAGAAGCTGACCCATCAGCATAAAAATACCTTCCGCAAAATGCGTCTATTTGCCTTGAAGCTGCATTAACTGCGTCATCAAGCAAACTATCGTCCGCTGTATCTGACGTAGGTATTCCAACGAAAGCTTTTAGCTCGTTCTGCGTGCAGTAACCATTAGTAATTGCCATAGGTCTTTCTTACCTTACCTTTAGGCATAATTACTTCTTTTTTTCTACTTTTTTTTCAGCTTTAGGTTTTGAAGTTTTTGTTTCAACTTTTCCACCAGCTGCTTTAATTGCTTTTTTAACTTGTTCAGCACGATCTGCCTTTCCGTAGGTTTCGTAATGCTTAAGCTCTTTTTTTAGAGCTTCTATTAAATTTTTGTCGTTTGCCATAATTTTTCCTTCTAGGTATTAGGTGAATCAGTTGCCTGACCCACCTAAACCAATATTACTTACTTATATTACTACTTATTAGAAAGTAGGAGCAATAAGTCCTGTTCCGCTTATAGCGCTAATTCCAGCAGGATATCTACCTGAAGCAAATGCGTTGTAACCATAAACAACCATTTTAGTTGTTAATGATCCAGCATTTGTTTCTTCAAATTTAAGTTGGAATAATCCATCTTCAAAAAGAATCATATCATCCGCCTTTGCAATATAGATAGCATCTTCAGTTCCTGCGCCAAGGTCTGTTCTGATGTTGGCATCTGTGATTACTGGTAATCCCAAGATGTTTCCAACTACTTGACCGTAAGCAGCAGCGTCTCCAACACCGACAGCGTTGTCAGGGTTGTTGCCAGCTGGCACCACTAGTGGACGGTTTGAGCTGTCCACTCCAGAGGTGAGCCAACCCCACCTTCTAGGGTGCATAAAAATAGCTGTTGCTGGTGCGTATCTATTTGAATTGATTTCTTGAACAGCATCTGCAAGCTTAGGATAAAATTCAGCAACAGTAGGACTTGCGTCTGTATATGTTGTTGTATTTATTCCTGTAACCTGCGAAATTCCTAATGGTTGTCCAGAAGACCCGGAACCATTAATCATCAAGTTATCTAATTTTGTAAAGTATGCTGAAACTAAATCTTGAAAAATAATATTTTCAAGACTGAAACCAGGTTGTCCGCCTCTTTCAAGAGCTTGTCTTGAAACATCTTGCTGACCGGCTACAGTATCAACATTAACTGTTAATAATGTATCGTCCATATTAGTTTCTTGGACTGCTGAGTTTTGAGTAGCTTGTTCAGCTGCTGCCGACCCAGTTGTAATCCTTGAAATTTCTACTTTCATGCCAAAGTCAGGAAGTGCTTTTTTAGGAACAGCATTATATAATGGTGATCCTGCTCTTGCAATTGGTGCAAATTCATCAACCAAATATTGTGGAACAACTAAACCTGTAAAGGCTCCAGTTCCAACATCTCTGGATTCATGATCTTGATGTTTTCCGATTCTTTCTTGTGCTTTAAAGTCGCCTTGTCTTGATCTCCAAGCATCAGCTATAAAACTGTGTTCGCCGTCTGCTCTATACAAATCTGGCTCTTGGACTTCAACAACCGCTTCTTGTTCGCTTAAGTCTTCATCTTCAACACCAAGTTGCTCTCTGCTTTCTTTAACTGCTTTAAGAGTTTCTTCTGCATCTCTAGCTTCTTCAATCTTTTCGTTTAAGTCTTTGATTTCAGAATGGAGGTCCTTTGATCTAGCTAATTTGCCGTCAAATTCTTCTCCAGCTTCCATTTCATCAAGTTCAGAAACAAGACCGTCAAGCTCTTCAACTTTGGAATCTCTAGTTTCAATTAGTTTTTTCACTTTAGTTTCCTTCGTGTTTTTTTCTTATACTTATGCGTTAGGTGTGATTGAATTAAGTGTGATACTAGCTTAATCACGGCGTAACGGCTTTAGAGAATGTCATCCCTTTCAAGTTGCATTTTAAGCAACTCTAATTTAGGATTACTTCTCTTTTTATCAACATCATCGCTTTCAGCAACTTTATTAATAAAACCTTCTAAAATTTCGCTAGCTTGCTCACCGCTTCTAGCTTCTACTAATTCTTTATGTAAATTTTCAATATCTATACCTCTGAGCTTAGCTCCAGCCCAAGGATTAGCTGGGTATGTAACAACTGATACATCAAATAACCTTGCTTCTTTAACTTCTCTATTTTCTCCACTATCATCAAAAGCATCTCTAATGGCCGCAAAAGCAAAAGACATTTCATTCAAATCTCCTCTTTTCATAGCACTAGCTACTTCAGCTACTGTTGGGTTTGATGGATCAAGTTCTGCTCTAACAAACAAACCATAATCATCCTCTTCTAAATTTAATGTACCTGACGAAGTTCTTGCTAAAGGAATGCCATCATGGTTAACTAAAAATCTAACATCATCTTGCTCTTGCAGGGTTTTCTTAAAAGCCCCTGATCTTATTGTTTCTGAATATACTCCCTTGCTATCTCTAACTCCATAGGACTTATCAAACACTGATGCATATCCAGTAAACAGCAAGGCATCACTTTCACCTTCTGTTCGCTCTTCAACTGCTGCAAATGTAAAACTTCTATTTTCAGTTTCTTTATTCATTGATTTTATATTAGTTGACCTTTGCTGTACTTTAAGCGTTTGTGATATAGCAATATGATTATCAAACTCTTTCAAAGGTTTCATTTTTCTTTTTTCTTTAAGTTCAACTACTTTTCCGCTTCTTGGTTGCTCTTTACCTTCACTTACAAGTTTTGCCCAATTTTTCTCCGCGGATTTTTTCTCGTTTTCTTCAGAAGCGTACAAAGCTGCTATTTGGTCGGATGCTTCTTTCTCTGTTTTGTGACAGCCCATTAATTTTTTATCGTCATCTTTAATTACTGCAAATCCATCACATTCTTTATGGTCATTAACTACTGAATAAGGCATTACTCTCCTCCGTTTTCTTTAAATGTCTCATTTGTTGGGTCATGAGTATCAAAACCCTGAGGCTGCATAGTTGGATCAACCATTGCCCCTTGCAACCCTAAATAGAACTTGTCGCCTCCATCGTAGGGTTCCAAATCCATTTTTGCTCTAGCTTCGTTTGGAGTCATAATGCCGGAGCTTACTGCAACTTGAAAAGACCTAATTCTGCTTAATTGATCACCTCTAGCAAATTCATCTGTATCTAGTCTAACAAACTGTTTTCCTGGAATTAACTTAGTAAATCCATCTTCAATTCTTCTTATCCACGGCAACAAAGTATGCCTAATAAAAGCCAAGCCATTACTTTCAATATTTGAATAAACATTGGAGCCATCTTTAGATAACAGCAAATGAGCAGGTATTCTAAACACTCTTGCTATTTCAGTTACTATTTGTTCTCTTGCATCAATTAATTCACTACCAGCTTCAGCGCTAATTGGTTTCCACTTTAAGCCTCCTGTTAATACCGCAGGTTTTCTATTCCTATTATGATTGCCTAACCAAGTATCTTTTAACACCTTAGCTTGTTCAGCTGTCAAATCTCTATCTGTTTCTAAAACTGAGCTTGGAGTCCCACCTTGCCCATAAAATTGCGCAATGTGCCTTTCCATAGCTAAAGCCAAACCCCAAGTATTAGCGTTAGTTCTTAGCGGACTTACCCCCATTAACTGCCCGGGGTATGTGTACCACATTAAATGCAACATATTATCTTTAGTTATTTTTCTATCGTAGTTACCATCTTTTGTTTGTAGTTTATAAATCTTTTGACCGTCTTGTATTTCAACTTTAACTTTTTCCGGGTGTATAGGGGTTAATTGAATAGGCCTCCCTTGTCTATCCTTATCAACAAGAATAAAAGAATTTCCGTGCATAGCTAAAGCAGTTACTGTTTGATGAATTAAAGAAAATATAGAAATATCCAGCCCTGTGTTCGGTTTTTCAAATACTTTCGGTTTTTCAGTAAAAATTGTTTTAGAACCATCATATCTAAGCGTTTTGATAGGAAGCAAAGCTATACTATCTGCTAATAAAGAGACGGCACTAAACACTGTTGAAATACCAAGCGCGGACATTTCATTTACTTTTTCGCCAGTATAATTATATAGCCCGCCTTCTCTTAAGGCTAATAAATCTGTAAGATTGCCCAAGGCCGCATCTCTATTTTCTGTTTTTCTGAATAAACTCATTTAACTGTCAAATAACTTCCTAATATCATAAACACGCCTGCAATTATAAATGCTAGCGATGTATTAATTGTATATACCCCATAAATTATAAGGCTGGCTCCAGCCACCTCTACGGTTGTTGTTATAAGGTTTTTCATATATTTATAATAGCCACTTCAGGGTCTTTTTCATCTGGATCCGGGGCAGTAATTCTATCTAACATTAATACCATAGCAATGCAAGCATCTATTTTTCTTTTGCTTCTTCCCTTAGAAAGTCTCCAACCCATATCTGTTATTTTCTGGGCAGCGGACATTACCTGATCAGTAAAAATAGGGTCTCCATCGTGCATAACTCTATTAGCCGCTATTAACTCATAAGCTACACCGCATGCCGGAATCATCCTAGAGTGTGTCTGCGGAAAGTTAACCATATTTATTCCTCTGTCTAATAAAATTTGAGCGCTTCTTTCCATAAAGGCTGGGTCATAAGCAACCTCTTGAAGTTTATATTCTGTAGCTAGTTGCACAACAAAAGCTTCTATTTCCTGAACATCCAAATATTCGCCAAATTCTGGCCTCCAAATTTTTGATTTTATTCTGATAACATTGTCTTTACCCATTTGACCATATACAACTGCGCAAGTATCGTGTCTTAAAGCCATATCTATACCAACGAAAGTTTCTGCTCCAGGCTGAAGTTGAACTTCTTTATTTTCGCAGGCTAGCCACATCTCGTCCTCTATCCAACTTTCTTCATTTGTTTTAGTCCACTGATTTAGGTGGTAGCGTTGAAATTCATTAAGCGGCAAAGACTTGTGCCTTCTTCTTAAATTCTCTACGGGCCACCAATCATTCTGAATAGCTGGATTATTTTTTATCCATAATTTTTCATCATTAGCATCATCCGTCTCTGCTGCTCCTATCCATTTAAAATAAAACTCTGGGTCTTCTGATTTGCCTGCCTCTTTAACTAATCCCCTTTGGTACATTTTCCCAGCCATAGAATCCAGGTCATATCCAGCTGTTGTAATATTTAATACTATGCCATCTTTTCTTTTTGCTGTATTATTACTTAAAACGTAATGTACCCTTTCTAAATTAATATTGTTCCACTCGTGAATCTCATCAGCTATAAAGCAACTATTTCTTCCCCCATCTGCTGTACCTGCCTTAGCTGCCACTCTAAAGGCCCTACCTGGCCCATTTTTTACTTGGATTTCATTTTCAAAGGTATCAACCATTTCTCTTAAAAATATACCCTCTTGACACATAGTACGCATTGTTCCAAAAACTAAGTTTGCTTGTTCATAGCTAGCGGCTGCGACTGCTACCAGTGGAGAGGTAACCCCTGATCCAAGTAATTCGTACATCCCTATACTTGCTGCTAAAGCTGTTTTTCCATTTCCCTTTGCGAGACCGATTAAAGCTTCTCTATATTTTCTTTCTCCATTATCTTTAATTTCATATAATTCATAAATAATAGCTTTCTGCCATTCATCTAGCAAAAAAGGTTGACCAAAAAAGTCTCCTTCACCATGAACACAAAACTTTTCAATAAATTTAACAACTCTTGCTCCCTTTGTTTCAGGTAGTGTTATCATTCCTCTTCTTCTTCTTTCTCCGGTAACCAAGATGTATGAACTTTATAACCATCTACAAATATCCAATCATCCGGCATTACGAACACTAATACAATCTTTGCATATAAACTTACTGCTATCATCATCATAAAACATTCTGTAGCATTGTTGGCAGTTTAATAGGTATTTAACCGGACCACCCCTCGGGTTAGCCATTATTCCTCTTCCTGGCTTACCATCAATCTAGGATCAGGTTGTTTTTCATCATCATCTTGTAGAAGCTGCTGGAGCTGTTTAAAGCCCATTTGAGCCTCGCCAAATGCAATTCCTAGTCTTTGTCTGGCTAGAGGAGTTAGCCCCAATTCTTGTTCAAGTTTTAGTATCTTTTCTTCTAATTTTAGTGTCAAATTAATTAGAGGATTAATTGTGGGCTGGCCTGTACTACCAACACTTAAAAGGCCTTCATTTCCCAATCTTACAATAACTCTTGTTGCTCTTTCATTTTCGTCATAATATTGAAATAAACGATAAAAAGCAGGCAAGTCAACAGATTGAGCTGTTGAGGACAATTCACTATCCCAATAGGCTTTCCAATATTTCTGAGTTTTAGTTGTCCACCTTGAATTAGCTTTAGGAGTAGGCATAGACCTTCCGCCCTGGATTATAGATAAAGAATTATCCCTATTTCCAGTTAGCTTATCTTTATTTTTTGGTATCGGTCCTCGCTTGGCCATAAATATAGTCCCTATTTAATTTGTTACGTAAAACTATTTTATTCTAACATACAACAACAAACTATCCAGGTGTTTTTAATTAATAAAAATTGCCTACACGAAATTTCCTATTATTTTGAGCAGAAAAAAACGTGTT